AGCGTATGTCAGACAGTGTTGGATGCGCCTCTTCACCAATATAATATGTAACTCCATCATAAACCCAACCAGTAGAATTTACAATGGCAATATTATCGTCAACAGTTAATGATGTACCAAATTTTATTGTTATTTTTTGCGGTTGTCCACTAACTAACGTAAAACTTTTAGAAATAAACACTCGTATAAGTGAATTTAATATTGCAGGACTTGTTCCATCAACAGTCTTTGATAAAAATGAATGACGAAACACACCATCAAAAGATTCCAAATATTGACTATTAAATGCGCCTATACTTTCTTTAACCTTTGTTTCAAGTTGTGTTTTTGTGTGCGTAGTCAGGTTACGGTTATACTTAAAGAGTACATCAAGCACAATATCAACATATTCAGGATCAACTATTTCAGGAAATATTGAGAGTACTTTTTTATCACTTAAATATGTCAGCAATCCTTGTTTTTCATTTGGCATTAAAACTGATGAAGAATCCGATTTTTTTGCAGATATAAAAACTTTACCATATTGTGGTGGATCATTATCTTCGCCTCCCCACACAGCTACGGATTTTACATTTGTTAAATAACTATGCACCAATGTTTTGTAGTCATCAGCAGTCACTGCACGATTTTGTGAAACATATTGAAGTGGCGCGTTATATTTTATACTACTAATAGACTCACGATCTGACCCGCCAACCGCACGTGCAACTGTATTTAAACTAACTCGAGTTAGTTGAGTTGAATCAAAAAAATCAGAGTATGAAAAAATATTTGAAGAGTTTGCGCCAGTGCCATCAGTAACCAAATATGTTAACTCTAAAACGTTTAAGTTATCTGGTTTTTTGCCAAATATACCATCACCAAATGATATTACATAGTTGCCATTATAGTTTTCGTATAAGAAATAAATTGGTGTCGTGTCATCAACACTATTAATATCTGTAAATAAAGAATATACTTCGTTAATTTCTGATCGTCCAGTCTGATATACCGCTACTTTTAACGTGCTTGTATCAATATTTTTATCGTCTATAATATATTCGTTATTACTTTGTGTAGAATTTATTTGAATTCTCTTTTTAATGAATGTACCTTGATATATGTCAATGTTATTTGCTACCAAGTCTCCACTAGAATTTTTTGTGCAGACAATATCATTTAAATTTGTAAATTTATAGGTTTGACTTTTTGAAAGGTCTGTTATATTTGATGAAAAAGTTGAACCCACTGGAAAAACATATTCATTTAATAATGTATTTCTTGGCGTTACAGTTACGTTTATTTGTGCCTTTGCAGAGGCATAACTGCGTGGGGTATATCCAATTAACTTTGCGGCAGACACCACGTTTTGTCGTAACTGTGCAGTATCAATAAAACTTTCATTGACTGCCATGTGTGCGAGTAATGCATTGTAATGTGTGTTATGTGAGAGCACATCAAGCAACATATTTAATCCAGACCCAGCATAATCCCAGTCTTTAAATGGACTGTCTCCAGCCTTGAAATATTCTATTAGATTAGCCTTGATTTGATCAAAATCTAATTCTGTAACATTTACTGATTGTGTAGGAATTTCCATTATCGTACTCGTGTTAAATATATTACAATTTCAGCAGTTGAATTGTATGATGCTTGAAAAGTTATGCCCACCCGATATGCATTTTGATCAGACTCGTCCACTACAGTCACTTCATAGTCGCTTATACGTGGTTCATAGAGGTCAATCATCTGTTCTATTTTTGCCTTTAGCTCATATTCTGTAAACATGTTTGCATTTTCAAACAGCAAAGCACGAATGTCCGAAGCAATTTCTGGTTGAAACAGCCGATCATATTGATTTGTTAACAACAAATTTTTTAAACTTTGACGTATTGAATCAATATCAAGAATTGGACGTATGTCATTATAAATCGGGTGTATGGCAAAACTATTGTCTATATCGGAATATAAATTTTTTCTAGCCACATTCGATGGCCTAGAATCATTATAGTCCGATAGCGTTTTACTCATATTTCTATTTATATAATTTATAATACGCGGTAAATTATACAAACATTATGATCTAATCAACGAACTGGCAGATGATATAAGTGATGAAATTCCACCAGTAGAAGAACTAGACGATGATGTGGTTGCTGATCCAGCTGCTGCAGCTTTTGCGTTTGCTGGATTGTTGCGTATTGCATCTGCGTTATTTTCCATTTCTGATTTTATTCTATTAACCCGATCATTATATTCTTTAATCGTCTCTTTTGACCAAAATGGATTTTTCTTAAGCATCTCTTTCGCACCAAAATTAAATTCATTTCTAAGTGCAGTTATGGAGAATCCAGTTTCACCCATTGCAAAACTTGTAATTGAACTTAATCCTGCAGTAACTCCGTCAATTGTATTTGCAATTGAACCAAGTCCGGCATTTAATGAGTCTACAGAAAAGCCTGAAGTTTTAGTTGTGCCACTCGTCGTTGCTGTCGTAGAGGTAGAGTCTGGATAGACACTTGATAATATGCTTGTGGCTTCACCCAATACATTATATACTGAACTTAATGCATCAGAAGTCGATCCGTTTAAAAGACCAACCGGTGTTCCTGTTTCAGCAATACGGTCATGATAGTTGTATGCAAGTTCGTGAACTGCGGTGAGCATTGAAACATATTCTTGTACGCCAACTGTATTGCCCTCATCAGACATTTTTTTAAGTTTATCAGTGTCTTTATTTAGAGCATCACGCAATTGAAATTGAAAAAAGTCATATTTTGCTTTTGCTTCACTTGGCTGTCGTGATGTAGCAGGAATAAACTTTGTAACTGCAGTTGGAGTTTTTGTGTTGTCTGCCTTTATAAGTGTAGCAATTGGATTTCCACTTATATCAAGATTACAAATATCAACAAGTCCGTTTGCGACATCCTTAACAAATTGACCGACATCACCAGTCATGCCTGGAAAACTTTCTTGTATCGCAGCAATTTGCTCATTTGCTAATTTGCCTAATGCATCATATGCACCGCTAGTTTCAAGTACCATATTTAATGCCGCCCATGGGTTTTCTTTAACAAACTCGATGAGCGCCATTATTTTTTTCACCATCTCTATCAACTCCATTATTGAAGTTAATAGTTTTATAATGCCTAACCCTGGTATATAACTTAAAACAAATGCTGCTATTTTAGCAGCTGCAAATATCATTAAACGTTGAGGTAAACTTTGCGCGCACTCTGCAAGCGTTTTTATTGTGCCCAAGCCCTTGATATCAGCTTTGTCAAGTATTGTTAATATTCCAGTCTCAACAAATTCTTTTTTCGTCATCGCATTTGATGATGACGCATAACTTGAATTTATTAAACTGCTACTACTGCTTATACCGCCCGAAGTATCTGTTATTACAGATTCACTTGCCCCGCCCGAAGTATTACCGTTTCCAGTATCAGATGTTGCTATTTCAAACAAGTTGGCTTTTTCCTGATAAGCTGCAGCATTTTCAGCAGCTTCTATATTTGTTAGGTTACGAATCACAAATGATGTAGTTTCGGAACCGACATAATTAAAGTCAAGAGCAGTTGCTGTTACAGTATATGTTCCAATTTCTGAAGGTGATGCTAGTGGAGCAACTACGTTATCTCCGCTATACATTAATCGTAATGGGATGTTTCCAGGGGCATTTGGATCTGTTGGATCCAACAGTTGTGGATTTGTTATATACTCTGGAGATAATGTATTTCCAGTGTATCCTAACTCAGTATCAGTAAAAATAATTTCTACTGGGCAAGGATCTATTATCAAAAACTTATATGTATTTCGTAGTCCTTGCGGTTTTGCAAATCCACTCTCTGTAGTAAATAAAGAATCGCTGTATATTGTACTATCTGGTGTAGGAGTACCACTGGGCACACTTGTAAAATAATTTGTAGTAAAGAAATTACGATATGTACCATTATAGGAATCACCTGATATATTACGAACATATGTCATCGCAATATTATAATCATAACGTCCAACATTTTTTGGAATATTTGATAATGTAGGAATTCCACTATCATATGTTAATTCAAAGGTGACATCATCTAAAGATATTTCTAATGCCTCCCATTCAATTCGAGTTAAACCACTACCACTGCCTTTTTGTGTAATAATAAAAATACGCGAAACAATATCACGTGCTGATTTAACTGTTGCGTCATATGTGTCTCGTACCGGATCATAACTAGTATTTTCAAGTACAATGTATAAAAATGGATCTACTTGTGCCATAAACTTATCCTGCTATTGGTGGTGATGTTGGGGCAGGGGTGCCTGGAGCACCATCACCGAGGTGAATATGTGTGAGCAATCCGCGAGCTCCAGCGAGAGCTCGCACATCTCCAGCTGCAATTAGTGCTCCACCTAATATGTTTACAAGTGGTGTTGTCATATTTGTTACAGTTGAATACATCATAGTTGGTCCAAGTGATGTTAGAGTTAACATTGATACACCATCAATTGCTGCAGTCATGCCGCCAATTGTAGCTGCACCAGCTGGAGCGGTCATGCTTGCTCCAAGCAATGCTGTTGTACTACTTGAACCGGTGTATATTCCAGTATATCCTCCAGCTACAGTCTCTTCAATACTGCCAACTACCATGTTTTTTATACCGCCACCTCGTACTGTATTGTTTACTCCGTTGCCAACTATGCTGTCCTTTTTACCAACAATATTTTCTGCCTTGTCACCAAGCACTTCATTTTTGTATGCGGCACCAACTTTTAAACGATACTCGCCCTTAACGGTTTGGTTCATATTGCCATTTACTTCAACATTATAGTTGCCGTTCACAGTTAAATTTGCAGAACCGTTTACTGTAATATTTGCATCACCCATAATTGTTACAAAATCTTCTCCACAAATTGTAGTATATCGATTTGAGACAACCATTACAGATAGCTTACCTTCAGCGTCTATAATACGTGATGTTCCAGACTTATGTTTTTCATGTATACGTTCATTGCCTAATGTATCATCAATTTCAAAAATATGCCCCGAGCGAGTCTGCGTCACATTATTGTATGGATACACAGATTGATCTGTGGGAAACGGATGATTAAAGGTGTTGTTTGCCATATTTTATATTTATTTAACAGAGGCGAGTGACTGATTATTAGATTGCGTATTATTTGGATACAATCTAATAGCACATGTAATGTTTGCTGCGGCAAATGTACGCTTTTTTATATATATTCCACCCACTCCAACCCGTGCATCCCTAACGACTGCAGTACTTCCAATTTTATCCGGACCAGTATTTCCTTCTATTATGGTCATTGTTTTTTCTTTTTTGTTTATATCAAAAACAAAATCATCGAGTATTATGCCTATATGACTTTTTCTAAAAATTACTATGTCTCCTCTTTTAAATTCACGCGGATTATCAATTCTAAGCGAATAATTTTTTCCAGTAGTACTTGACCATGTTGGCCAATTAGGACAATATGCTTCTTTTGGACGATATTGTTCTGGAATTATATTTGCTTGCTTTACACACCAACACACATATGCTGCGCAATATGGAGGTGCGCCTTCTTTACCATTACGTATTGTAATATAGTTATATGCATTTGAACCCACTAATGTGGCGCTCCAATATTTTTCTATACCAGGACCTTGATTGTTAATTGTTCCTCGTTCGACTACACCTAACTCTCCTTTAGCGACTGCTATAAGTTTGCTTATCATAACACTTCTAGAGTCATTTGATAAGTCTTCAAGTTTAACATCCAGTGAAGAAAGGTTTGCCCCATTTGCGATTGGCGAGCCGCTCGTGTAGTCTGATTTTAACATATCATTTTGCAACGGGATATTGTTATATGCGCTGCTTGAAGAGAGCGGCACACCATCAGGAAACAAATTTGGCATTGTGATTGGCATAATTTTAACTATCAAAAAAGTAAAAACTTACAATATAATTACCATCAACAGCATTTCTATATTTTCCGTCTGATCCTTTAAGAATTTTAACTCCAATTGCTTCAGCTGTTGCAACTGACATTTCACTTCGGGTTTGTGTTGGACCGCGATCTCCAGCTATTGCCCATGTTGCTTGTTTAGTTGTATGGTTATAAACATACACTTTACTACCCATTTTAAAATTATTATAATCTTGTCTATTAACTACAACAAATTTTGTAATGTCACCATTTAAATATTGCCCACCAATTTTATATGCCGTTGCTGGTATATGCGTATCACCTGGCGGATAATAACCAGTACCATCAAAAACTATTGCAGGCGGGCCTGTTCTTTTTCCTATCCATCCAGCAGGTACACCAGTTGGAGTACTTTCAGGTGATAATGTCATTGGCGTTGCTACGTCAGTACCGCCAAATGCGCCTTTCCATCTCAACACATAGTTAAATCCGCCCTTTTTATCCCGCACCATCACTGATCGATTTTTACCAGTGTTGCCTTCAACCGAAGTATAGCCGCCGGTAATTGAACCACCTTTACTTACCAATCCTATATGATCTTGTGCAGCGTCCCTAATTAAAATATCGCCAGCATACAACACTTTAGGATTAGCAATTTTAATTACATACTTACCACCTTTTCCATTTGGCCATTTTAACCATTCGGCAACCGCATTTGGATTAGCCGGTAAATCTGATGTTGGTATTGCTCCTGTTTGTTTTATACACCATGTTAAAAATGCTGCGCACCAAGCGTCATTAACGCCATATTTACTACGACCTGCGCTATTGCTTGTGCCATTTTCTCCTACTGCTATTCGTACTAAATTATTGATAAAGGCGCTTGTACTTGTACTTGTATTATTCTGTTGAGCAGCTATATCATCTCCATTAAGTGCCGAAGTATTTGCTGCTCCTGCAGAAGGTGAACCTTCTGTGTATTGTGAGGTGTTTGTCGCGCTCGAATAGGCTGCGCCTACTGAAGAACTGCTAGCGTCTGCTGGTATGCTTGTTCCATTTAATGATTCGACTCCAGGAACACTACCAAGTATTACTGGGTCTTGTTGATCAGCATCTCTAAAAAATCCAAAGACCCAACTACCAGCCATTAGTCCAGTTGGACTTGTGCCAGTACCAGCACTACTAGCACTTGTAAGTGGCAGCAGTGGAGTTGCCCATGGTAAATTTTCACTAGGCACGCTATTAACATCATCAAGTTCATGATATTCATAGCACCGAACTTGCACACGTCCTGCATTTAGCGGGTCTGCAATATTTTCTACTATGCCAATAAACCAATGATCAATTTTCATTTTATAACGTATTTATTACTATAGATCTAGTGGTGGTAATACATCAATTGCATCGGCTTCTGGAGTTCCTGGCAGCGGTGGTAAAAGACTAGGTTCCTCATCTCCTCCAACTGGACTGCGATTTCCAATATTACTGGCATTTGTAGTATTATTAAGAAACTCATCATATTGAACATCTATGCCAGTAGCAGTTTTTGTAGGTGACGGATTTGTACCAGACGGCCCAATGGCATTTGCATTGGTTGAGCGTGTTGTTGAACTCACACTATTAGATGATGTGTTTCTGCCGCTAGACACAGAATTTAGTACAATTCCGCCAATACTATTAATTATTACTGGATCCTGCAAGTCAGCATCTCTAAAAAAGCCAAACACCCAACTACCAACACGCAGACCCGTTGCGCTTGTGCCTACTCCCCCAAGACTAGCACTTGTAAGTGGCAGCAGTGGAGTTGCCCATGGTAAATTTTCACTAGGCAATATTATATTGTTTTGTTCATGATATTCAAAACAGCGAATCTGTACACGACCTGCATTTAATGGGTCTGCAATATTTTCTACGACTCCAGTAAACCAATGTTCAATCTTCATGCAAAAGTAATAGGAGGATTTGGTTCTGGATTTTGTATTGGAGGTGTTGGCGAAGGAAACGGACTTTTTGTTGGCGGTAATGGTATCGGAGTTGGAGTACTCTGAGGTTTATTAAACTCATTTAATAATTTATTTGGCGAAGCATTAGTTTGTGGCGCAGGTGTGTTGGTTGCAGGGGCAGTTGAGTCAACACTATTTGATGCAACTTCAGATGGAGACACAGTTGAAGGGACATATGTGCCGCCACTTAAAATCCCAACTCCTCCAAGACGAACTAACTTTAATTTGTTTGTATAAATACCGTTTGAAAAAACATGGGCAGCAACTGTAATCATAAATGTGCCTGACACCACAGGATCTTCTACATATTCAGTTCTATCTCGTAAAGCCTTTGGTACTTCCAAATCTATTTTTACACCTGGGTTTAGTGCACTATCTCCATATACTACAATTTCATGATTTATTTCATTTAATCGGGCAATAAATGCATTCCCCTTTGATATGTTAGGATATAGCGCAGCAGTAACCGAATTACCTTTGCCATCTGGGTTTATTGCAGTATTAATTTGAATGCTTGCAATATTTGCAGAAGATATTTCATGCATTGGCTTAGTTTCTTCTACGCCTTCTCGATTTTTTATTTTATATTTTTGCGGAGTCCAATCTTTAGTTGCTTTAGTTTTAAAATCTAAAGTATAATATGCCTTTGATGCATAGTCAGTTACGTTTAATCGACTAGCGTATGCTCCAGCATTCGCAGAACCTAGTCTATCAAATTTTATATTTGATGACATACTAAGTATGCGAGACCGTTCTTCTTTTGTGTGTTCTGCAGTACCTGGTGTTTTTTCTGATTGTTGACGATATCTAAATGAATTTTTAGGTTTTTTATACAAAACTGGTGCATTATTTAAACTTTTCCAAGAAGACAGGTATACTTTGCCTTGCTGCGTTACGTCACTATAAAGAAAAAATGGAGAGCCGTCTTCTTCAAAACAGCGTGAACGTAACCATTCTGCTGCTTTTAATGGTCGTTGAATGTTTATAATACCTTCAAATTTGGTTGAGACATCTCCGTCAACTGCAAACTCCTTTAGACTCAAATCATCTATAAAAATAGTTTCAATATTTTGAGCAACTGTTTTTTCCTTATCAACTGGTCGGCAAATATTCATTAGACTACTACGATACGCAAATTCTGAAATTGCGACGAGTGAGTATATTTGAGTATTTGGAAAATCAAGGGTTTTTGTATAATTTACATACTCTTTTACATAAAATGTTTGTTTTATTGCCTTTCCAATATTTACAGGATCTATTTCAACTTCAATAATTTCTTGGCCACATATATCAAATGTATCAATGAAATTTTCATTATCTCGTATAGTTGCTGTAAATGTAACTACCGGTGAAAATAATTCAGTCGTTATAGTAAATGAATCAACTAGGTTAAGGGCTTTTAAATCTTTAGTTTTGCCCTTTGAATTTATCATGACCATTTTGACAACTTTAAATGCGCCAGGTGTCTTTACGCCAGAATTATCTCCAGCATAGCCAGTCTTTGGTGTATTGATCGCCGGATTGTTTGCATTAGACGTAGTTGCCATAATCAAAGAGTATCATTTAAAACATTAAAATATTCGTCTGCAAAATCAGAGATAAAATCTGGACGTATGACTTGTATAACTCGTTTACTTTCGTTTATTTCATTTTCATACTCATAAAATGATTTGTATTTTGGAATAACTACATTCTCGTCAGTTAAAATATCATATGCAGAACGTATGACGCCAATTGGATCAACATATTCATATGCAGCATTGGCATAGTTGCTCCATCGGTATTCTATTGATGCAACTTTTAATGTTTTATTAGAAACATATTGTTCTGGGGGTGTATTTGCTTCAATATGTTCGGCATATCCAACTGGATCATATTTTAAAATTTGTGTATAAACTAAATTTATCCATTCTGTCTTTAATTCAGCTGGCATTGTGTCATCACACGCAATTGTATAACTAAGATTGCTATTTTCTATAAATGCTTCTCTAGATATTTCTATTCTTGTGCCAGTGATATTAACTTTATGACAATCATATACGACTAATTGTTGGCGACCGTTGTCATACTGCGCTATGCTTGAACGATACTCACGATCTTGAGAAACAAATTTTAAGTATGGCAAATATTTTTCATCAAGCGGTATGCATGACATGTCTAGTTTACCTCGGCCATTTAGATCAACTGCTGGATCAACAACAGGGACAATTGATAATGCAGAATATTTACCATATTCACTCTCAATCATCTTTGTAAAATTTCTATAAGATAGCGGCCAAGATGACGCGTAACCGTCACGTAAAAAATTATTTATTATAAAAAATGTCCAATAATATTGCACATCATCATATAATTTATGTGATACTATATCGGGTCTTTCTCCGTCTTCTATTTCATAGTATGTGTAGAGTGCATTATCGTCCTGTATTTTATTTGCGTTTAATACTACAGAACGAGAGATATCAGTTAATTCAAATATAGACCCATCAGAAACCAGGTCATAATTTACTTTTGGATATTTTGCAAAAAAGTTTGGCATATATTATTTAGGTATTGTGTCGTATGTATACGCCTTTGTTTCCATAAAGGACACTTGTATAGTTGTTTCAAGCGGTGAACCGTCATCTCTCCACATATTTGTAGATCCGTTGTATGTTGTATTTACTTCAGTTAGATATGTCTCTCCAATCTTTGGTAAATGGCTGTTTTGTGGAAATCTTATTTTCCATTTTGGCGGATATTTTAATTGAAAACCAATTGATTCTGGATATAGTCCTTCTCTAAAGGCCTTTACTATATTTTTTATTTTAGTACTTTCACTAGATGTTCGTGGTATGAGTTGAAACTGAAATGAAAATACACGCGTATTTGTAGATGTAAATTCAGTTGTTATATTTTTATTTACCGTTGTTCCAGTGCCTATACTTATTGCGCTTTGAAGACCTTCATTTGCTCCAGTCATTGTAGTTATTCCTTGTACTAAAGTACCTATCGATGCTCCACTATATTCAGATTTTTTATTTAAAAATTCATTAGCCAGTGCACTTTTTACTGATTCACCACTAAGGCCCTGAGTAGATACTGTTGATGCAATATTAGCTAAACTACCCCCTAAAAATCCGAGCTCGGTATTGTTGTATGTAGCACCATCACTAAACTGTAGCGATCCTGGAATCGGCAGTGCTATAACTTGGCTGTTTCGTGCGGTGCACTGAAAAAACACGTATGGACGTTTTGTGTTTGCGTCTTCTGGAAAATTAAGTGCCATATAAGTATTTATATGAAACGTGGGCAGTATTATAGTGGTAAGTATCGGCCAATACATCCAGGAAAATATGACGGTGACTATACTGCAATATGTTACCGATCACTTTGGGAACGTCAAGTATTTAAATGGTGTGATGAGAATATCAACGTTGTGAAATGGAGCAGTGAAGAAACAATTGTGCCCTATCGATGTAAAACTGATAATAAATTACATCGATATTTCGTAGACTTAAAAATACAATTTAAAACTGGTCAAACATATCTCATTGAGATAAAGCCAAAGAAGCAAACTCAAGAACCAAAGGTGCGTACCCGAAAAACGAAAGCATACATTACTGAAGTGCTTACATATGTAAAAAATCAATCCAAATGGTCAGCCGCAACCGAGTATTGTGCAGATCGTGGTTGGATTTTTGCCATCTGGACAGAAGAAACAATCAAGGGACTTGGTATAAAATTATTGACATAAATCTACATTATAAATAGATATATGCCGTCTCTTTTTTCTAAAATTCAGTCTGATGCAGAAAAAACTGGATTCTTGCCTCGTACAAAAGAATCCAGAGAATGGTTTTATCGTAAAATACGTACACTTACAAATGTATCTCCATCAAAAGTATTAAACGACGACTCATTGGCAGTAAGAAACAGACCTCTTATTGGTCGTATGTTTATGTTTTTATATGATCCAAAATACAAAGAGACGCTGCCGTATTATGATAGATTTCCACTTATACTCATGGTAGGCCCAGCAAAAAAAGGATTCTATGGATTGAATCTACACTATCTTCCGCCTCGTCAACGCGCAATATTTTTTGATCGCCTGATGGATTATATGAACAACAATAAATTAGATGAAACTACACGGTTTAAACTATCATATGATTTACTAAATGGCACATCAAAATTGCGTGCATACGCTCCATGTTTTAAACACTATTTGTATGCACACATCACTTCTAAAACTGTTGAGGTGCTTCCAAAGGAATGGGAAACTGCACTTTTTCTACCAACTGATTCTTTCGTTGGCCAAAAGAATGCCTCAATCTGGCAAAAAACACGTACACTAATCTAAACTATGTCATCTTCAATAAATGATTTTAAATCCGCAATAATGCGAAATGGGGGCTTAGCGCGTCCAAATAGATTTTCAGTAACATTTGCTAGTTTACCTGGTTCATCATCTGTATCAAGGGATATTTCATTTTTATGTGAGTCTGTTAATATACCTGGAAAACAAATTACAACATTAGACTATGATATAGGCACTCGTCGTCCATTAAAAATACCAACCGGTTATATTGAAGATGATGTAACAATGACATTTATTTCAACTAATAATAACGCCATTAAAAAGGCGATAGATGAATGGATGAAAAAAATAATAAACATTGATTCCTATCTACTCGCTAAAGATCACCAAACTTACAAGACTGATATCACAATAAGACAATTAAATGAAAGCGATAAAGAAATTCAAAACGTTAAATTGCAAAACGCATATCCAATAACTTTGAATTCTATTGAGCTAGACAATAATGCTGAATCAGCAATACAAAAAATATCTGTAGTATTCACATATGATAAATTAGATATCATACGTTAATTAAACAATAAATAACATTATATTATGCCATTACCAATCCTAGAATCCCCAAAATATGTATTGACTGTACCATCTACATCACAGTCAATTGAATATCGTCCTTTTCTTGTAAAGGAAGAAAAAATATTGCTGCTCGCACAGGAGTCAAATAACTCATCTGAAATGATGTCTGCAATTAAAGACATTATACGAGCCTGTACATTCGGTGTCGTTGACCCAAACGATTTGACTTCGTTTGACTTAGAGTATATTTTCTTAAAGTTACGAGCAAAGAGCGTAGGTGAAGTTAGCAATATCAAATGTAAGTGCGATCATTGTGAAACTTACAACGAGGTGTCTGTTAATATTGATGATATTGAAGTAACGTGGCCAGTTAAAGAAATTAGCAACAAAATTATGTTAACTGATAAAATTGGTGTGGTTCTAAGACATATACGTGTAAATGATATGTCAACGATTATAAGCACATCTGAAGTTGATATGGACACAATAACAAATATGCTTATTGCTTCAATTGATTCAATCTTTGATGACAGTGGAGTGTATCCCTCAGCACAGTCGTCTCGCGAAGAGTTGCTAACATTTGTTAACAGCTTAAGCCGAGCTCAACTTAATAAAATTGAAGAGTATATATCAAACTCTCCTAAACTACAACATAGTGTAAAATTTAATTGTACTGGTTGTAAGACTGACAATGATATTACACTTGTAGGCACACAAGCTTTTTTCGAATAGCCCTCTCGCATGAATCGTTGACTAATTACTATCAAACAAACTTTGCACTCATGCAACATCACAAATATAGTTTAACTGAATTAGACACGATGATACCATGGGAGAGGGAAATTTATATTGCAATGCTAATAAAACACATAAGAGAAGAAGAAGAAAAACGTAAAAAATGACCGCAGAATCAACACTAGCACAAGTTGTAAAGGAATTACAAAGCTCAAACTTGTCTCAAGATCTTATTCTTGATACAATCGATAACTATGACTTTACACTTGCGTCAAATGCTGCTCGTGAAAACACTACAGAGGTTCCTACGTTTTTAGATAAATTAGTAGGCATAGCAGGCGATTTAAAAGGCAAATTTGATGTATTAATACGATCTAATGTAGTGTTGGCAAAACGTCTTGAAGGCAATAAACTTCAAGAACGTGAAAATCGTGACGAATTACTTGATGCTCTTAGAGGTTTAAAACCAGATAAAACACGTTCAGCACCAGCTAAAAATTCTAAGATTGAAATGCCAGGCGGAATATTTGGGGGATTGCTGTCTGTGGCTGCGTTAATGGGTGGATTTGTAACAGGATTTATATCTCAGCTCACGTCTCCAATATTTGCTGCACTAAAAAATACAAAACTATTTCAAAAAATATCTAGTATTTTTTCTACAGTTAGCAAATTTTTTACTGGCATTGTACTAAGTTTAAAAAATTCTCCTTTATTTAAAGGAACATTTACTGTAATAGAAAAGATTGGCGGTCTCTTAAATAAATTTAAATCAAGTAAAATTTTTACGCTACTTGGTAAAATCTTTTCAATATTTGGAAATTCACCAGTATTAAAGACTATAACAGCTACATCTGGAATAATAGGAAGCGCCTTTTCTGCTCTTACGGATATATTTGGCGGGATGTTTAGGTTTTTTAAAATTGGTTTGACGCTTGGAAGCAAATTTGCTGGTTTATTTAAATTTTTAGGCGGTCCATTTACCTTAGCACTCACTGGAATAATAAGTGGTATTATGGGTGCAATTGACGGCTTTAAGAAAGATGGATTAATCGGTGGATTAAAGGGGTTTTTAGTTGGTGCATTTGATGGATTAATCGGAGGTCTGCTAGATCTTGTAAAAGATGGAATATCTTGGGTATCTGAAAAACTTGGATTTTCAGAATTTTCTAAATTTTTAGATAGTTTTTCCTTTACTGGTTTATATTCAAAGTATATAATTGATCCACTGTTTGGAATGTATGCTGAAATTGGTAAATTTATAGGTGAAATACCTATGATGGTTACTGATTTCTTTACATCACTACCTGATAAAATTAGTGTATTTTTTACTTCGGCAATGGATTCATTAACAACTATTTCAGATGATATGAGTGAAGTTGTAAATAATTTTAATAAGGCTGTATTACGAGCAGTATTACCAGATCCAAAGGCAAAAGGAGGAATGTCTTATTATTTAAAATTAGCAATACCAGATTCTTTATATGAGTATGCATACAGTAGTTCTCCAAAAGAAAAAGAATCAACTAATTCTACATCAGAAAAATTAGCAACCGCTGCAACGTCTTCTGAAAAAATATTAAAGGCTACATCTACAAATAATTTTACCGAACTAAGCAAAACTGAAAAGGCAATGGCTGCAGGTTATGGTTCATGGGATGAGTATGCTGCTTCAGACTTTAAGTGGAAAGCAAACATCAAAGCAACACCATTAACAACTGGCAACACCCTAGCGACTGCCGGCAACGTTGCAAATATTTCGCCAACGATAGTTGTTAATAACAATAATGGTGGCAATACTAATAATATTAGTAGCAGCAATGTAAATAATAATATGCCACAAATGATGCCAATACTAACTGGCAGTGCAATGGGTTATTAATCTGCAGTTCGATAATATACAATATTGTCAAACTCTTCAGGAGTTTTTACTCCTGGAAAACTATGCATAATTTCACCACGTATATTATAGCATATTGTGTGCGGTATGCCATCTATTTTATATTCAAATATAAGCGGTATATTTTCTTCCTTGTCAATATCAATTATTTGCAAACTTGTAGGAGTGCGTTCACAATAGTCACGTAGTGTTTTTAGATGACGTAAACAATCAGTACAATTTAAGTATGTAAATACCTTTATTAGAAAGATCATATTTAGTAGTATATATACAAACAGGGGGTAGAATAGATCTACCCCCCTGTTTTTTCTAATCTTTAAACATTAACCACCTTGAGCAAGCTTTGCAAAGTAGCTAAGCGACTCATCGTCATCATCGTCATCTGTGCTTGATGCAGAGAATGTCGATTCAGTACTTTTATAACTTGGAGTCTGTTCAACTGTTTTTCCAACTGCAGCAGCAGCGACATTCACGCTTTCTGGTTCAGTAGAAGAACCGGCAAGTGCCTCTGCTCCAAGTACTTCAACAAGTTTACGTTTAAGGTCTGCATACGACTTATAGTTTGCAGGATCAATAAAGTCCTTTAATGAGTACAACGAATTGTAAGTCTTCTCAAGCTTGGCTTCGTCTCCGCTAAAGAGTTCAGAAGCTCCTTCAAATTCAGACTTGTCATAGTTACGATAACCTTCAAAGTTGCGAATTTTCAACTTAAAGTTTGCACCTGCCCAAAAATCAAATGGGTTGATTGGAGTCTCATCTTGAAACTGTGGTTGCATAATATCCATAATCTTGTCAAAGATTTTCTTGCCATATTTGTACAAGAAAACTTTACCTTCATTGTCTGGATTTGCTGGGTCACTAAGCACAAGAATATTAGAGACATAATGCAAACGACGCTTGCGCTCGCGAGCAATCTCTTTGTCTTTTTCATTGCCGCTGTTCCAAAGTACGCTATTGATCTCGCTTACCGGGTCAGGTTGACCGATACTGGTAAGTGAATTTTCAATGTACCAACGACCAGTTGGTCCCTTAAAACCATGATCCCAAAAGCGAACCCATGGCAGATCTTCACCTTCAAGAGCTGGCAAAAAGCGAATCACGGCATAACCGTTTCCAGCTTTATCAACTACTGGGCTCCAAATACGATCGTCTCCGTATGAAGCTTTTGGTGTACTCAATTTTTCTGCAGCTTCAACAAGTTTATTGATGCTTGCTGCCCGATTTTGTTTTAGTTTGTCAAATGACATATGTTTATTTGTATTGCAGTGTATTGTTATTATGTGATGTTATATAACCACTTGGCTATTATAACATATTTCAAGGCTTTGTAAATGTTTTTATTACAATTTCTTGAAAAGCTTTTTGTTGTAATGGTAAGTTACGAATAAATGGCTTGTAGCTATTTATCTTTAGAGTCATGGCGGCGTAAAGCCCCATCGGGTCAGACACTCCTGCAACGATACGACATGAATAGTTGCATAAGACATCAAGTATGCATAGCGTCTCTACAGAGACTCGACCACTCGCAGCAAAATCATAGAGTGGTATTTGCGAGCCGCGCGGTCGTAACAGTTCATCAAAGTTGTCAGTAATCGACTTGCATGCAGTGAGCTCTTCTTTAAAGCTGTATTGTAATCGCTGTATTTTAGAAGTCCAAAGTGTATAGGCCTCTTCAGACATATTTCCAATCCATTCATTTCCAGCAAGTAGATTGGCTAAAAAATATTCAATTACTGTTTTCTTTTTAACATAACGACGAGCCAATTTTTCAAAAAAATACCGATCACGACGAGACTGAAATGTACTCTCCTTTAAACGTGGTCCCTTAAAGTTAAATTTAAATGCATCATAGTTGCCTTCACTAAAATGCAATTTCATGGCCATATAAATTGACCACGTCTCAAAACCAGAGACTCGTACGTCTTGAACTGTCATGCAAATAGTGATGCGCTCCTAGGCAATAAGTTATTGCGCTGTGCCTCAGCTTCAAGTTTTTCTTTTAGACTGCCGACAACAAGTTTTGAAATGTCGTCAGGATCTATTGTATGGTCATCGCAATAGTCAATGATTGCTTCAAGATATCCTATAGATTTGAGACGAACCCGGCGCTCAATTTCAAGAGCAAACTCCTGTTTTGTTAAAATTTTTATTGGTAATTCTTCAGACATATTATATTTTGTGTTCAACTACTTTTAAGATTATTGTTTGTTCATTTATACGGCCATTTGCTGGTTTTTTCTTAACTGTTAAGTTTACAAACAATTTGTCAAGTTGTTTTGGTGTAGAACTTAAAATGTTATTTAGAGTCTCTTTGGGTTTACGAAGAGTTGCAATAAAGCTGCTTGACGTGTCATAGCCTTTTAATGAAGTTCCTTTTACTTCAAAGCCAGCCGCTCCAGATGCAACATAGACACTCAGCGCCCGCGTTTTTGTATTAAAGAGGTAGAGTCTCTGAGAAGTTGGAATGCGAGTCGGAGAAACAGAGTCTAGGCTCCAGTCTGATGAATGTTGTTGATACTTTAATTTTGAAACCTGTTTGCTAGCATCCTTAACCTTTTTCTTACGAGGCTTGCGAGTAGAATTTTTAATTTTTGCATGGTTACGAACGTCACCAATCATGCTTTCAAGCGACTTTACAATCTTACGAAGTTCTGCCTTTGGTAAGTGCGAATAACCTTCAACAAGTTGTTCATCCTCACGCTGAAGCGCTCCGTTATACTCAGTATGGTTCTTTTCTAACCAATCAAGTATAGTCTTACAGCCTTGTGCAGGAATCTTAGAGTCTCGTAAAGCGGCAGACATATTAAAAGAAGCATTTCCAGAACGTGTGGTTGCCCATTGATCGGTGCAATCCTCAAGTTGCACAACAATCTCCTTGTGCACTCTCTCGCGTATACGATCAAGTGGACTTGGAGTTGCAACTTTAACCTTTGTATCGTCATTATTATCTGACGATGAGTTTGCTCGTAAAAGTGTAATTGCTCGTTTTAACTCATGATGCACAACTGATGCATCATCCTTTGGAACCGGCGGTTCATCGTGAAATGGTAGAGTTGCAAAATATTCTGTTGCTTGTGGGTGTATACTTGGCATTCCGCGCGTCAAGCATCGCACAAGTTTACCAACAGTGCTTGGTAAAACGTTTGGGTTTGCCTCTTTGATTGCAGAGACATCATCCTTGTTATACCCGTTGATCTTCATCCAATCAAGCACGAGTGGCTTCATCGCTGCAGTATCCAAGTAGTAATTATAAAACCCTAAAGCACGTGCTCGTGTCTTATAAAACTTTTCAATTGGCCAAGTTTCCCAACCATTCCATTCTGGCTCGTCGCCTGTCCACTTTGCGTCTGGCGCGATAACGCGACCTGCTTTAAATGCATTACTCATATGTGTCAAAAATTGAAATTACGCTGTCAACATTAAAGCTGCGCCACCCTTGTTTTTCAAGGTCATAGACCTTAACGAGATTATCATTTTCGGCGATAACTCGAGGAGCTGAGCCTTTAACTTCAACCTGAGGAGTCAACGATTCAGCGAGCGTGCACTTCATGCCGCGAACTGTGCCATCTTTTTTGGTAAAAGTGACGAGTGCAACTCCATCTTGAAGTCTTTGCAATATTGATGACTTATCTAAACTTATGCTTTTCATAAAGTTATTATACACTAATTTACTAGAAATGTAAATAAGAAACTTTAGTATGTTTTAACACGATGGTTATCTACTTGCATTTCAAGTTCACGAATTTTACAAAGAGCGTCTTCATGCGACTTTTTTAAATTATCGAGTTCTGATTTGTTGTGAACGTTTATAATCCAGAAAAGATCTTCTGGAGTTTTGATCTTCTTCATATCGCTACCATAACCAGCTTCATATTCCTTAGCTCCATATTCATTCTCTAAAATATGCCACATGATCCATCCTTCTGGATCAAAGAAGCTAATAACTCTCTCTATTGAGGACCAAATAGCATTTTGCAGTCGTCCTTCGATTTCAAGGCACCCCGCCGCTCTTGCCGCGTCACATGCATCGCTAAGTTCTTTATACTCTTCTAGGAGCTTTGTTAGTTGTTCAAGTGTTAGTGTATACATAATGTTAGATATTCCAGGCTGCTAATGTGTGTTTAAATGGCTCTCCTTCAATTTCTGATACAAGTCGGAGCATCTCTTGTGCAATCTCACGAATTTCTAGCTGTGCATGCTCAGAGTTACGTAGCTTCAAAAAGTTTGCAAAGCTGCGCATATTAAATTGAACATCAGCCTGTATTTGAGAGTTGTAAGTCTTAAAGAAACGTGCGCTTTCCTTCGCTCGTTTACGACCAAGAACTGGTTCTAAATCTTTTAAGACGGAATGATACATTTTATTGCCTAACTGAGTGTACCATTCTAAAGCTTCGTCCCAATTCTCAAAATTACCAAATTTTTCAACACATTTAATACCTTGCCAATCTTTAGGCAGATAATACTTGTCATTGTTTAGTTCTTTATATCGGGCTGATTCAGCATTAATGCTAGCAATACGATGCTTGAGCAGATGAATATGAGAGGCAATGTCAGTATCAACAAGAAAATGCACGCTGCCTTTTTCAAACGGTGTTTCGTGACCATTAGACCACAGCATATTGATGAGTCCAGGAATGCGCGATTTCTTTTCATCAGTTAATTCTCGTGATGTGCTTGTCCATGCACTACAAGCGATAGTTTCATCACACCCATAATGCCCAATTAGTTCTACTTTATTTATCATAAATTTTACCAAGAAGATTGATAGAAGAGGCGTTCGTTATCCCAATCTGTATAGTCAATCAAACCCGAAATTGTTTGAATACTGCTCTCTACTTTATCCCAATAGTAGTCGTCTACTTCAGTCGATCCCCAAAAAAATCCTTGGGTGGGAGGCAGCTTACTAGGATTCTTAAGATGGTAAACATCCTCAAGAATCTCTAACAGTTCAAAAAGAATATCTTTATCTAGTTCATAAAGATCGCATTTATCAATACCTAGCTGAACATGCGTAACGAACCATTGATGCAGTGCATTAAACTTACGCCAGTATGCAACCTCTTGGAAGATTGTGTAATGATCAGGACTCGTATCTTCATACGGGCGCTGCAATGGCTCAAACTCCGCAACTTCTGGCTGTCCAGGTTCCGGATTGCGATCAAGATCGCTCAGCTCTTTGATAGAGTGAGCAGTCTTCTTAACTTTAAATATATACATGTCAAGTCCCATACGTTTATTATATTAGAGTTCCTTACTTCAGCTGCATTGTACTTTCCACAAGTTCTGTCACATACAGAGATGGATTCTTGCCTGTTTCTAGTTTCGTTTCATACCAATCTTCAGCAACTTCTCGATCATCAAAT